ATTTGCACTTGATCTTCCATTAAAGCCAAAATCCTCAGCCGTTGCTATTCTTTTTTTTGATAAAGCTTTAAAATCAGCAATTCGTTGAGATTCGTTAATTTGTTTCTGTTTTAAATATTCCGGTATGCTAATGGCTTCAACCTGCAACAAACTATCGTGTTTGGCTTCGGTGGCATTCCAATAAGCCTTTAAGTCAGTTGGCTCTTGGGTGATGGCTTTTTGTCTAACATCTTTAGATGGAAATACTTTATGAAAAAAAGTAGCCATTACCCCAACACAAAGCAAGATAACAGCCACTATTCTTAATAGTTTGCTACTAGCCTTCGCCGTCGTCGTCGGGGTCTGTATCTTTAATCGTTCCGTCTTCTTTTGGGTCGAGTTGTACGGTGTCTTGGAAGAATTCATCGTCATCGTTTAAATCTGTACAGCTGGTAAAAGAGATGGTGGCAAATAGCACTACTGCGAACAAGAATAATTTTTTCATGATATGTGTTTTAGATTAATAGAACTCTAAAAGTACAACTTTGAAAAATTATTTAACCATTTCTCTACCAGATAGTTATTATTTTTTAATTCACAAAAAAGGGGATCATTTTTGTTATTCTGCAATAGCTCAATAACAATTACTGTTTCCTTTGTTGGTAACTTGCTCGTTTACACAAATATACTTAGGAAATTGTTGCTACATTTCACCAAAAACGGTGAATTTTTCTGTTCCCCTTTTCTAGTTAGGTATTTTTACATTGACTTGGTAAAAATATGTTATCTGCTTGGTGTGCAAATGTGGAAAACCGCATTTTGAAATGCGGAATTCTGCACTTTACATTTCCACCTAGTACCTGTTTCATTAATCTAGTGTCCTTTATTACGATATTGTTACCTAAGAAATATTCATTTTTGATTTAAAAATAATGAAACCTAGATACAACTCTACCAAAATTAAAGCTACCACCAGTATCTGCCTGACCATATGTTTAAATATGGGTAACTCTAACAGGAGCGATGTAGTAAAGGCTGCTAGAAATGTGCAGATGATGATTAAAACCAACTGCATGCTAACTGATATCTTCATAATTTACATTAAAATTTGAAATATTCTTTTTTATAACTCGCTTTACTGTTTCGATATCAATACCCAAATCGTTTGATATGCTTTCTATTGTACTTTTCTCATTCGTAAGGTAATGATGAATGATAAGTACTTCTTTTTCATTGTCTATACTCATAACACTAACTTTTTAGGTATTTTCTAAGTTGTTTGGTAAACGAATGATAACAGCTATACTTGTACTGATTAAACATTAAGTAATGTACCCGATTAGCTAGATTAAAAGCACTTAAGTAATTCTTACTCTTTGGCAGAATAAGATAGAAGTACTCAAAAAAACCCTCACGGGTAACAATGCTTTTTGCAATATCATAGACTTTTGATTTGATTGAATCTACTAATTGATTTTCACTTTCTGAACTTTGCATTTTTCTTGTTTTTAAATTATTTACTTTCTTTTTCTTTTTTAAATCAAGAGGAAAATGATCTGCTCTTTTTTCATCTTTAGGCTCTTTAGATGAAGATGAAATATTGAGCTTTTCAGTAGTTGGGAACCTCTTTACGAATCCCTTACAGTGATTAGTACTTCTATGAGTTTCCTAAAATATTTGTCCTTTGTCAATTTTAAAAGTCATATTTAGTGAACATAACTTTTTGGTAAGGGATTAAACTTTTTAGGAAATTTCTAAACTTACCTATCTCTAATTCTGTATCTAAACTTGCTTTTCATTTTTTATTTGATTTTAACCAAACACCATTTCTTCGTTTGGATTGTTGTACTTACTTTCTTCTTTTTCTTCCTTAATAGACAGAGTTCCGGCTAATGCCATGATACCAGCAACAATACCATCTATTCTTTTTGTTGCCATAGCTTTGCTTAGTCTAATATTCTCATTCTCATCACTTTTTGGAACGCAGCCGGATAACATATATTTTAAGATAGGATTTTTTCCTACCCGTAACTTACCGGACCTTACTAGCCTTTCAAACTCTTTTGTAGGTGAGCTGTAATTCATAATGGTCTGTGAAAATGGTGACATTTCAATTTTTTTCTTTTGAAATACCATCACTAATCCTGCCGCAAATTTTCTATCGTACTCTACCCATTCTGTTGCATATTTGGTAACGCTATTGCTAGTAACTGTTGCCACCACATCATAATCTACCATATTGCCATCGGTTGCTATCAGGTAGGTGTCTTCATCGCTAACGGCATCTTCTCTTTTCATAGTAGACCACTTACGATAAGGCACTCCATCTTCCTTGCTTCTTTTATCTATGGTGTCTTTTGGGCAAAAGCACCACACTTTTAAATCTCGCACTCCTTCTTCGTCTGGATAGCTCATCATGGCATAAGCGGTAATATCTGTAGTTGAAGACAGATCCAAACCGCCACAGTTACCAAACTTTGTAAAGTTTTCCTCTTTGATTGGTTTTTGGCATTGATCCCAATACTCAGCTTCGATCCAAACCTCTGGCGCATCTACCCACATATTGAGGTGCTTGGTTTTAAAATTGGGGATTTTACTAGGCTGATTTTTTGCCTTTTTATATTCGCCCATCAGAAATTCCATTGATACTGCACTACCCAAGTTTGGATTTGCTTTGATCCAGTTCTTTGGGTCTTCCCAATCATCTTTTACGTCTAAATCGTGCATCATAATGAAGAAGCTATCATCTTCGTCAATTCCTTCAAGAATTCGTTCGCAGCTTTCTTCAAATTTTTTGCATACACCGTGAATATTAAATCCAGCTGTTGTAATTGTTTTTGTAATCGGTTGTTTTCTTGCTGCTGAAGAAGATTCTAAATTTTCCTTTACCGTGTTATCTCTGTGCGCATGATATTCGTCTAAGATGGACCTGTGAGAATTAATACCATCTTGAGTCTTACTATCACCTCCTAATGGTTTCATAAAGGAGTCTGTTGGCAAAAACTTGATTTGTTTTTGATACACTCGAAATCCAATTTTATGCAAAGCTGGATTTGTGTTTATGAAACCAACTGCTTGGTTAAAACAAATCTTCGCCTGATCTTCTTTGGTTGCGCCTACATAAACCTCTGCGCCTCTTTCAAAATCGAAAGACATGGCAAAGAGTCCGTCACCAGCTTCTTCTAAAGTTTTCCCATTTTTCTTAGCCACCTTGGTGTATACATTACGTATGAGACGAACTGGCTCTCCATTCTCATTAAACCTTTGCCATCCGTAGACATTGAAAAAAGCAAATTGCTGATGCGGACTTAAAATCACGGGTTGACCTGATTTTGCTCCTTTTGTGTGCCGTAAAAATGTTTCGAAAAAATGGATGGGTGAAAATCCTTTTTTAAAGTTGAGCCAATAGCCTTTTTGGTCGGCAGCATCAATCATTTCGTAAAATCGCTTAACTGCCAATTTGATCTTTCGTCCAGTAATTATCTTACCCGATCGAACATCTCGCGCATACTGAAATGGTATTGAATCTTGTATGTGCGTAGGTATCATCATACTCCTGAGTAAATTTTCTCGGCGAATTCTTCAAATAGTGATAACTGATTATCGGCAATCTCTTCAACCTTTAGTTTTTGACGGTCCTTTATAGACAACCCAAAGTGAGCTGAAACCTCATCGAGACGCTTATCAGCTTTTTCTAAAATTGAGATGTGCGCAGATACATTACTAGCACCAGAGGTATAATATTGAACCATGCCTCCTTTGTATCCTTTTTGATTTATTTGTTCAACAGCTTGACATCTTGCGTCCATCCAAAAAGCAGCTTTCTGAAGGTGAGTAAGATCAAGCTTGGTAAATTGTTTTGTACTCACAAATTCGTGTCCGAACCAGTACCACCATTTTTTTTGTGATCTACTCAATTTCATTTGAGTCATTGGTTTGGGAAGGCTCTCTAGAACTGCATAGAGTTTTTCCTTCTCCTCTTGGCTAGTATTATTCTCGCCATTTCCTGTCTGTTGATTGTGTACTACTTCCATTTTTCTAACTTCATCTTTCATACCCCCCTACCTAAAAATTCACCCTGAGTAAAATTCCCACTTACAGGCGATGTACGGCGGTGTTAGGATTTAGAGATTTACCCCATATCCCCGTATTTATTGTTCACATGAGCTTCTCTTCCAGACTTTTTATTGTGACAACTGCTGCACAAAGGTTGGAAGTACTCATCTTTTAAATTATCTAGATCAAATCCCTCCGGGCAAACTTCGAACGTATTGATATGATCTGTGACTTTTGACGGCGTTACGATCCCTTCACGATCACAATGAACACAAAGAGGATTTCTTTGCTTATACGCCTTGCTAAAGCTTCTCCACTTACGACTGTTATAAAACCATCGCATGTCTTTCTTTCTCTGATGTTGCTTTCTTGGCTCGTGCCAAGGTTTACGTTTTACCTTTGGTTTTATGGGCATTAGATAAAATGTTGCTCATTAGACGTTCCATTTACAAACTTTGTTTTGTTCTCAATGTATCTCAATCCCACAGTTCCCAAAGAACCATTACGAAACTTTTCTACTAACAAAGCCGTGTTTTCTTCTGCCTTTAAACCGAGAATATTATCATATAAATCCTTGTAGTTTTCATAATCATAGCCATAGTATGCTGGACGATAAAGCATCCCTATAACGTCTGCTGCTTCTTCTATTGCACTAGCTTCTTTTAAATGATATTTCTTTGGTAGAAAGTATTTTGATTTACGCACTTCTCTGCTTATTTGACTCAAGGCAATTACAGCGATATTGAGTTCTTTTGCTATGTTCTTGCATTCTCTTGCAGCTTCTCCCACATTGATACGTATGTCTTGATCACCAGAAAACATTTGCAGGAAATCAATTACTAGGAGTTTGATCCCATGCTTACGCTTTAGATATCTTGCTTTGCGCTTCATTTCTGAAACTGTTAATGAAGGTTTATCATCGATGTGTATAGGATATTCTCGCATTTTATCAAGCAAAAGATTCAGTGTTACGAAGTATTCACTCTTTTCAAAACCTGTTCTCATAAGTTGATTCATGTGAAAATTACTTTCTACTGCGGTAGCTCTTATCGATAATTGCTTTACACTCATCTCCATACTTAACATCCCAACTGGAATATCCTGTTTTGCAGGTGTTAAAAGAAACTTCATTGAAAGAGCGGTTTTTCCCATTCCAGAATCTGCTCCGATAACTATAAAGTCAGTAGGTTGCCAACCAGAGAAATGCTTATCTAATGCATCCAAACCAGTCGGGAGACCTGTTATCTCTCCATCTCGATTACTTAAAAACTCAATATGCTTTGGAAGCTCAGTAATAGCATCATACCAACTTTGTGAAACGTAATCCGATGATGTTACATTACTTAATTTATCCAATGAAGTCTCCAGATATTCAATTAAATCCGAAGCTGTTGTGTTTTTTTCAAAAGACTTTTCAATAGCTAGAGAAGAGATTTCTATTACCTTTCTTTTGATATATTGATGCTGTATTATAACACAATGATACTTTATATGTGCAGAAGAACCGACTTTACTTGAAAGCTCTATCAATTTCCTATCAATTACACCTTCATTCAGTAGATTTAGTTGTTTCAACTTCTCACTTACTGTTAGTATATCAACAGGAGAATTACTATCATAGAGCCTTTGTATAGCCTTATAAATCGATTGATTTGTAATGCTGTAGAAATACTTTTCTTTTAACATAGAGACCGCAATATCAAGTCCAGATTTATCAATCATCATAGCTCCTAAAACAGCCTCTTCTAGCATTATTGCTTGAGGCTGTACTTTACCTTTTTCTAATAAACTTGCGTTACTCATATTATCCAATTCTTTGACGTTTTATCGTAGGTATATCTTGCTCATGTCCTCTGATCTTTTTGGTTGACTTCCAATTAAAACGAAGCTTTCTTAATCTGCCAAAAAGTTGATTAAAAGTAAAGTCAAGCTCTTCTTGCTGCACAACTATTTCATAGTACTCTAAAAAACCTTTAAAATTTGATATAGACTTTCGATTTTGCATCAACCAAGCATCCATTTCTATCGGGTTCGTTTTCATCAAAAAAGACATTGCCCCTACATACTTATCTTCTTTTGTTATATCTTCTTCCTTATAAATAGAGTTGTAATTTTCGACACTCAGACCGTCAGGGATTACACTCGGAGTGTAATCTCTGACACTCAAAGAATCATTGGCTATTAACAGTAATTTTTTACCCTTTGTAGTAAGTGTATACCATTTGGTTCTGTCATTAGCTCTATAATTAAACTCTGATTTTTTAATCAAGCTTTCCTCCACCATTTTTCTTAAAACATGCCTCAATTGCCCAACTGTTAAATAAGTAAAATAGCCATGTAACGTTTCCAATTTCATCCGAACCCAATAATCCCCATAAAAAAACTGGTGGTCTTCTGATTTTACTTTCTCATACCAGAAAGCAAAGTGCTCTAACAAAACCGCTATCGTCATTCCATACTTATCAGCTATCATCTTTGGATAGTTATGATATATCAATGCTTTATGTCTAGCCTTCATTTTGCGGGATTGTTTGAAACATATTAAGCTGTGACGTCACCTTTTTAAATCGGTCTTCTTCATTCTGGAAGTAATCTTTATCTAATTCAAAACCAACAAAGTCAAAGCCCAAATTATGAGCTGCAATTCTACTGCTACCACTACCCAAATGAGTATCTAAAATCTTATCGCCTTTATTAGCATAGTTCATCAACAACCACTCATAAAGTTTCACTGGTTTTTGTGTAGGATGAATTCTAAAAGTATCAGCATTTTGTGGTCGCATATAAAATGTTTTAGCCGAAAGATCAAAAGATGTCCATGCCATTTCGCAACTGGCATAACTCATACCATAAGGTTGTTGTTTATCCCATATAAGAAAACACCTAGTTGGAGGTAACTTAAAATAATTTCCTCCCCAAATTATTTGACTTTGAGATACTCTAAATAGTTCTTTAAAATATGAGTCTTTGGGAGGCGATTTATCCCATTTTTTACCCTTTCCTCCATAACGCCTCAACGCTCCACCATTAGTTATATTAATTCCGTATGGAGGATCAACTATTGCCAGTTCAAAATAATTATCTGGATATTGTCTCATTCCTTTCATACAATCCATGTTGTAAGTTTCGCTTTTCATCATCTCTCTTCATTAAATTCATTTTCCTTTAGCTACTTAATTTTTAATATCATTTAAATGCTAATCTTTTCAAACATATCTATTTGATTAACATTAGCTTTTTGCATTACACCCAAAGCACAATCAAGAATAAATTTTCCGGCTTTAGGATTCACCATATTTCTAAGAGCTTTTGCTTTATTCTTGATGTTACTATTAGCCACGGAAAATCCATATACCGTATCATTAGGTTTGATTTTAAGAAGTGTGCAACTATCATCAATTTTGAAGTTCCCTATAGGAAAGTTTGACCAATAAAAGTGTCTGCCTAATTTCTTAGTAATTGGTATCAGAGGCTCATAATATGGATTCACATTTTCTACTACCCATTTCGTTCCGATGCGATGGAAATATTTGAGCAAAAGAATCTCTTGATAAAGACTCATCTCAGGATATACAGCATCATAAAGTCCACTATGAACACCACATCTTCTCAATTGGGAGTGCGTTGGACATGGTGGAGAACCCCATATAAAATCATACTCTTTATAATGTTTGAGTAAGTACTCGTGAGCATCAGAAATAATCACGTTGTCATTTGGGAAATAATGCTTGTATACTTCGGCTGTAGCTCCATCATATTCAACAGCAGTTACTTCATGGTCATCACCCCATAGTTTTCGATTTCCTCCTATTCCAGAGTATAAGTTTAAGATTCTCATAGCTAGATAGTTCTTTTGCATTTTATACAAATCTCAAAACCGTTCAGTAGACCTTTTGGAAAACAGATCATTTTCTGCCTACACAATCTTCTTTTGTTTTTATTCTTAACTTTTTTCTTCGTCATCTTCATTCGTCATTTATTTAGTTATCACTCCGTTCTTTTCCCAAAACTTGTTAAAAGAACTAATTGAAACCATTATTCCCGCATTCTTTCTTTTACCATTTTTCGAGTACTTTATTTCTCCAGTCTCTAAAAGCTTTATCACGTAGCTCCTAGAAATTCCAGTATCTTCTGCTATCTTTCTTGGTGTAACCCAATCAATAGGTGTTGTCATTCCTCTTCATTTTAAATTCTACTTCATTTGACTATTCCACAACAGAATAACATCCGCTTATTTAAAAGCCGATAATTTCACATAAAAACTAAGATATAGTACTCCCTTTGTGAGTAAAGTAAGAACTACTTTACTCAATTTTTTTGATCTGAGAAGCAATCATAAAATCTGATATGATTGAAACCAGAGTCTAGACAATTATTGTCTTAAAAATGAAAATGTGTTTTAGATGTAAGGAAATAGCACCCCACTAATTAGATTGATAGAGAAGTCAATTTGCCGACTAATCAATAACAGCTTATTGCTTCAAAAGCGTGAAACAAAAATGTACTGAAACAATCTTTAACCATTAATTCAACTCTTTCTTACAGTTTGTATTGGGATTGGAGAAAGAAAACTGCTTAAAAGAATTTCTGAGTATTTTACTCTATGATTTTTCCAAATATAAATGAATTATTTTCTTTTTTCCAAACCCTTAGATTCATTTAACATATTTTTTGATTTCAAATGTATAACCAAACATTACTTATGTCTCGATGAGGGTTTAGAATTGTATGTCCTAAACAGCAGCCTTTTCCTCTTGTGGGTCTAGCACCAAATCAATAACCATCCTATGATACTGGTCTATTTGTGATTGTGGAAAAACATCTAAATATATATCCGTAGTACTTTTAGTTTTGTGACCTATTAATTCTTGTAAATACAAAAATGGAACATTGTTCTTCTTGGCTATATTCACAAAAGAATACCTCGCAGAAGTTGTAGTCATATTAAAGCCCGCCCCAAGTTGCTTTCCAATTACCTTGAGATTGTAATTAATACACGAAAGTCTTTGAAGATAAATTTTAGAATGTTCCTCATTGTTATCTCTATCAAAACCATCATCTAGAAGTGGGAAAACGTACTCACTTTCTTGATTAAGATATTTATTGATGATTTCTCTTGCTTCGGGAAAAATTTTAATTCTTTGCTTTACGCTCACTCTACTTTTGAGTTTTTGACGCGTAAACTCAAAATAGTCTCCTTTGATATCATCAGGACGCATGACCGCCATTTCAACAAAGTTAATTCCACGCATCAAAAAACAAAATTTCCAAAAGTCAATCGCATAATTTCTGAATGATCTACCGTTGTACTTTACGTGATCTAATTCAAAAAACTCTTGGATTTGATGAACATCTAAATTTTTATTTTCAGTTTCACTCAAATCTTTAGATTTAAAAAGAGAACTTTTAAATGGAGTTTTTGTGGCTGAATAGTCATCATTTTCTATAGCATAATCATAAACCTGCCTTAATGCAGATAAGTAAGAAAAAGTACTTTTCATTCCTTCTTTTTCCATCACTTTTTTGTATTCCTTAAGTAGTTCAAATGTGATGTCTTTAAATGCTATGTCTTCTTTGTTGATGAATTTCTTAAATTTTCTAAGCTTTCGATTATCTGATTCGATTGTAGAAACAACTTTTCTACCTTCAAAATCAATCTTAGACTGGTATTTAAAAAACATGAGTTCTTTTGTGTCTTTTCCCTCGAATATATCGACTATTTTTCTCGCTGTCCAACCTTTGTCTATTCCTTCGATTAAAAGCTCGCGCATTTTCAAATGATGCTTTTCGCAAATCAATGCGTGTCTATTATTTTTTGGTAAATTCGTTTTGTAATTCCATTCATTTGGATGACAACTAATATCCAAAGTAGATATTGATTTACCATCTTTTAAAACTTGCAAGATAATTGGATGTGATCCGTCTTTTAATGTTTGAGAAGTCTTCAATTTTAATTTTACTGAGCCCATAGCTTATTATTTATTTTGAGTGAAATATAAGTGAAATTAAACATATCAAATATGTATTTATATACTCAAAACAGGTAGAAATTTCACTTTTGGAAAATTCACCAATCCCTTGTATACCAGTAAATATAGGGCTTTAGAGGCTATTTATTGAGTTTTGGGGTAATACTCTGGTATGTCTGGGGCAGGTTCTTTACTGCACCTGTCTCAGCATGCCATTTTTAAAGTTCATATTTTCTTTTTCATAAGTACCCGCGGAAGTCACGACCAGTTCCCGACGACTGTGTTGTGGCTTCTTTTTTGTTTTGAGTTGGAGGTTGATGAGTTTTATCTAAAAAAATTTTCTAATGATAACTTAGAATAGGAGACTTAAATTCAATCAGTTAACATCCTAGTATTTAATAAATAACTCTAGTAAAAGCTATCTTTACCTAAATTAAACCAATTTATTTATGGAGGATAAATTCTTTTTCGAGATTCCTATTTATAGATGCTCATACGACCAGTATTCTAAAGACCAAAAAGAATTATTAATGAAAATCGAAGACTATTGCTCTCACAATAAGAAGTATGGGGTAAAAATCTTCAACGATGTAGTAAAAACTATTTATTATTCTCAGAGTTATTGCTATGACTATAATGAAGTCATGGCTTGGATTCAACTTTACATTGTAGGGTATCAAGTACGAGGAGATTTATTCTATGAAGGCCATAAAGGTCACAAGGGTATCAAAAAAGCATACAGAAAGGGCATAAGACCCAAAAAGTTCTATTTTGAAGAGAAGTTTTTTGAAATATCAATTAGCTATAAGTTGTCTAATAAGGAGATATTTGAGAGAATACTTGACACCCTTGATATCTCTATCAAAACTAACTTCAAAAATCGTTATGCTGATTTAGAAAAATTTAAAAACATTGGAAAATATGTAAATTGGAAAAGACTAATTAAGGAGCTAAATTCTTACAATCAGGTTTAG